TTCCACGTCAGTGTGGTGCACGACGTCGCCTGTGCGGACAAGTCTGCCCTGCGCGTCGATCGCGACGTACGACGCGTGGACGCCGGGTGGCAGCTTCCCGATCGTCTTCGCGGATGCCGGCGAGGACCCGAGGCCAACTCGTTTCAGCCACGCATCGACGACCGGGATCGCGATGATGCGCGTGATCGCCGCGTTGATCGCGATCGCCTGTGCCGCGATCGCGGCGAGCCACGGCACCGACCACTGATCCTGCACGATCGCGATCACCTGCGGGATCAACGGCAAGATCGTGAGCAGCGTCGTGAACGCCGTTCTGATCACGCGCTGCCACTTGAACCAGATCTCGCCGGTCACGGGCGGATGAACCTTGCTCGTCATGAGCTCTCCTTTCACGGGATGTACCCCGCCGGCCGTACCGGCGGGGGTGGGGGTTTGCCCTCGTAGATGTGTTGCTCGAGCTCTGCGACGTAGCGGCGGGACGCGTCCTTATCGACCCAGAACGCGTCGATCTTCGCTTCGTACGCGAGCCGGTCCTCCCGCGCTGCCGCTCGCTCCTTCTCGATCTGCGCGTACGCCGCGGTGCGCTCCTCCTGCAGCTGGTCGATGAGCTGCTGAGCGTCCTCGCGAGCCGTCTTCCGCACGAGCGCCCACGTGCCGAGGATGCCGCCGATCGCGCCGAGCACCGTGCCGAGCGCGGTGATCATCCCGGAGTCGAGGTCGACCATCATGCGTAGCCGCCTGCCACGACGGCGACAAGCCACCAGGCGGCCGCGATCACGGTCGCAACCGGCGTCCACACGACGACGGCCACCGCCGCGAGCGCGACGAGCCCGAGCACCGCGGCCGCGGCGGCGAGCTTGTCGATCACGTGACCGGCTCGGTCCACGCGGCCGCCCACGTCGCCGGGCCGATCAGGCCGTCGACGACGAGCCCTTTCTCCTTCTGGAAGGCGCGGACGACGCGGGCGGTCTCGTCGCCGTAGCGGCCGTCGCTGCCATAGGTGGGCAACGACCACCCTCGGTCCTCCATCCTCTGCTGCCAGCGCCAGAGCATGGCGCGGAGCTCGTCGACGGTGCCGAAACGGTTCGCGTGCTCGCCACTCACCGACTCCTGCGGGCCGGACTCGGGGCCGAAGTACCAGTCGCTCGGCAACGGGAACGCCGGCGCCTTCTCCGGCTTCACGTGCGACGGTGCGGGAGCGGGCGCGGGCTTTCCGGGTTTCGGCGCGGTCTGGGATCCGCCGCCGCCCGTGGTCTTGCCGGCGCGGATCTCGTTCGCACGGTCCACGATCCAGTCGATGTGATCGACGACGAACGGGCCCGGGCACGCGGTCGCGTACACCTGCGAGTGGTAGCCGACGAAGAAGCCCGCTTGGGTGACGCCCGGCTGGTTGCGTTCGATCGGATGGCCGGCGCGGGGCGACTCGTTCGCGTGGTGGGCGATGATCTGCGCGACCTGCTCGAGCGCGGCGTGCGTTACCTCCCAGTTCGGCGGGCCCTGCGTGTTCGCGATCTCGACCGTGACCGCGTACTGGTCGTTGACGAAGAACGTCGAGCTCGGCGCCAGGTCGGGCGGGACGATGCCGACGACGGTCGCGTCGAGATCGTCGTCGATCGCATAGGTCGGGTGCGAGTCGCGCGGGTTCGCTCCGATCATGTAGTCGATCGAGTCATGGCCTGCGCCGTCGGCCTGGTGGTGGATCCAGATGCCGATCACGGCAGCGCCGAGGCGAGAGCGCCCCCAGGGCGTACGGGCGACTCGGTCAGTATTCGGTGCCCAGGTGGACATGGGCGCTCCTCTCAGGTGGTGGGGTGGGGGCCGCGCCGAGGCAGCCCGGTAGCCGGACGCTCACCGCCGATGCGACGATGGACGCGACTGCCAGGTGGCTGCCGCGGCCTTCACGGTTCGTCTGCCGGTCGAAGCCGGGATCGGGTCCGCGGCCGACGGCTTGCGTGTGCGGGTGGATCGCCATGGGTTCCTCCTGCCGTGTCAGCCGGCGGTCTGTTCGACGACGAGGGTGTCCCAGTAGTTGCGCGTGTTCGCGCCGCTGGATCCGGTGATCGCGCCACCGAGCGCACGCTGGTTCGTGACGCTCGGCACGGATCCGACGTACTCGCCGTCGATCCAGAGGCGGATCATCTTCACGCCGTCGACGAGCGCGTGCTCCCACTCGACACGGACACCGACAGCAGGGTTGATCTGCACGTTCGTGTGGAGCACCTGCTGCGGGTTGACGCCGTTGGAGTCGTACGAGACGACGCACCAGCGCAGATCGGTCGCGGAGATCCGCGAGAGCACCGTCCGAGGCTGCGTCAGGAACAGCTCCGGATTCGTGTTCCCCTCGAGCACCACGAGCGGCGCGTCCGCACCGTCCGCACGGACCGAGAGGCCGCGATGCGCATACAGGGCGTCCGCGTTGATCCACCAGTACGACTTCGCTCCGGCCGTGATGCCGGCGGTGAACTCGAGGTGGTTCGAGCGGACACCGACCGCGAGCGTGCCGCTCCCGAGAACCGCGTACGCGCGACCACCGACCGGCGTCGTACCGACCGGCCCGTCGGCGCGCTGGTAGTCGTCAGAGATGATGACGCCCAGGCTTGGCGAGGGCACCGGTTCCGGTTCTACGGCGGACGGCAGGTAGGCGCCGCCGTGGATGATGCGCTGGTACTCCGCGAGCAGGCCCGGCCCGTACACCTCGCGGTGTGCGCGGGCGTTCGCGTGCAGCTGGTCGCCGTTGCTCAGCCCCCACCGGTCGTTCAGGACGAGGCCCGTGCGGGCGACTTCCCAGGGGATCCGGCGGTGCACGAGGTTGATCTCCTGGCGGGCCGTGAGTGCGGCGCGTGCTTCCGGGATCAGCTGACACAGGATGAACGGCAGGTCGGGGATCCCGTAGCCGACGCTCGACCGGTAACCGGCGATGAGCGCCTTGAGGTCGGCCTCGTAGACCGCCGGCGGCGTGCCGTTCGTGCCGGCGGTCTCGCCCTCGAACCAGAGCACGGCCTCGAGCGAGACCGCGGCATCCGGCCAACGCTCCTCGGCGGCCGCGATCGCGGCCTTCGTGTTCGCGACGGCTTGGTGCGCGAGGTTCCCCTCGACACTCCACCGCCAGCCCAGCGTGTCCGGCGACGACACCGACGTGCCGCCATGCGCGTTCGGAACGAGAACGATGATGTCCTCCGGGCCTAGGAGCGCCAGCAGCGCACGCGCGAACACCAACGCCGGGCCGATACCGGTCGCAGTGTCGTGCATGATCAGCGGCTCAGTCGCCGGGATCAACGTGCCCGCGCTCGCACCACGACCCGGGAACTGGAAGATCCTCGGATCCTCCGCATCCGCGCCCGGCGCCCAGCTGTTTCCGTACGGGCCGCCGCGGCCGGACATGTTCGACTGCGCGTCACACGAGAACAGCAGCACCCGGCGGCGCACCGTCCCATAGGAGTCGATAAGCGACCGCGTCGCGGCGCCCGTCTCGGAGTCCTGCGCGGCCACGTACGCGGCCACGGCCTCGTCGGCGGCGATCGCATTCATGCCCGGGAGACCGCGAGGAATGTCGAACTCGACTTCCTTTGCGTCCTCGCTCCCGCTCATCCGGACCGCTGCGGGCTCGCCCGCGGCGACCGACCGCGCCGATGCCTTCGAGAACGTGCCGGCCGGGCCGCGGAAGCCGCGATCGCCCTGCTTACCGCGCAGGTTTGCGAGCCACCGGAATGTTTCGATCACCATGTGATCTCCCTCGCGTAAAGGTCGTCCGTCGACGTGTTGAAGTGGAGCTGCATGCGCACGCCCTTACGGGGCGCGTCGGCGGCGTAGTAGACCATCCCGACACCGTTGATCAGATCGATCAGGTCGCCGAGCGGACCACCCGTGTCGGGATAGATGCGCTGCGGCCACTCGAACCAGCCGCGCGATCGTTCCTTCGTCGGCTCGTTCTCTCGCCCCGGCGGAAGCCAATCGAGACAGAGCGTGTACCAGACGTCGGGATTCGAGGGCTCCGAGTACAGCTGCACGGTGAACGATCCGTCGGGCTGAAGGTCGGCGTAGATGCGGTCGCCGTCCATCGCGTAGCTACCCGTGATGTGGCCCTTGTTCGGCTTGAAGAACAGGCGAGGTTTCAGCCCGGGCGGGAAGTTGGCGAGGCCGTGATCTCGCAGGTTCCCCGAGACGATGACAGCGGGCATAGCGCCTCCTCGGCGTGTCGATATCCTGAATGCATGAAGAAGACCGGGATCATTGCCGCCGTTGTCGGGGCCGTCGCTGTCGTCGGCGGGGGCGGCTGGGCGCTCGGCGTCGCCACCAGCGGATCCGACGAGACCGCCGCGAGCGCCGTCGAGACCGTCGATCCGAGCGCGGTCCCGTCGCCTGCGGCGAGCGCGGATCCGACACCCAACAGCACGCCGACCGAGGTGCCGTCGAGCTCGCCGGCGTGGAGTGAGAGCGAGCAGATCTTCATTGACTGGATCCGGCCGACGCTGGTCGACGAGGGCTACCCGCTCACCGATGTTGAGATCGTCGACGGCATCCATCGGGTGTGCGATGTCATCGGGACTCGGGAACCGGGCGATCCGTTCGTTACTGCGTTCCCCGATGCTCCTGGCCGCGTTGACAGCACATTCGTGCAAGGCGTCGCCAATGGCTACTACGTCGACGACAAGCAGCTGGACTACTGCGTGAGCTAGTCACGCGGCGAGCATGTAGGCACGGAAGTCATCGAGCGCGGATCCGCCGGGGAAGATCCCCGTGTATCCCTGTTTGAATGACACGTGGGTGTGCGGTCCGTATCCGGAGTCCGAGCCGCGACCGGATCCGCCGGAGTAGGCAAGGACCTGGCCCTGCGTCACCGTATCGCCGACTGAGACTGCAATCGAGCTGTTATGCAGGAACCGAAACCAGTCTCCGGCGTCAGTGACGAGCGTGACGTAGCGGCCCATCGCTGAGGCATTCGACGTCGAGAGATCGACGATGGTTCCGTCTCCCGGCGCCCAAATGGGCGTGCCGACCGAAGTCCACCAGTCGATCCCTGGTTCAAGGGATCCACGCGCGACATGTGCTGCGAAGTCGTCTCCGAGCGTCCAAGCATCAGGGTTCACCGGATAGATGTACCCAGCGGGGTTGTCACCGGGCTCGCCCGGCGTTCCGGGGTTTCCTCCGCCACCGCCGCTCGCCACCCAGTACAGATAGTCCTGATCTCCCACGACGAGGTAGTTCGACGACATCCCGACAGGAAGCCGTGGGATCTCGAGCATCCTGTACCCGTTGCCGTCGACCGTGAGGTTCCGCGGCCGCTCGCCGGCGAGCGCGACGATCTGCACGCCTTCGGCGTCGGATCCGTAGATCGTCGACTTGCCTTCCACGCCGAACTCGAGCTGAGCGCCGGTCGCGGAGTGCTCCGGGTCCATCCGGAAGGCGGGGCCCACTCGGAACTCGTCTGGGTCGAGCACTATCTTTTCGTCGCCGGTGCCGATCGTGATCCGCTGCGTGGCGGAGTCGATGACGATCTGGCGGGACCCGACGCCGATCTCGATGCGGCCGCCGCCCTGCGGTGTGATGATGACGCCGCCGATTTTGAGCTGGCCGCCACCGAGGATCTCGATGTCGCCGGTCCAGTCCATCGAGCCCGAGCCGATCAGCTGGCCGATGATGCGCAGGATGCCGTAGACGACCTCACTGCCCGTGGGATCCTCAGCGGTGCCAACCTCGAGGCCTTCCTCGCTCTTGACGCGGAACGCACCGCGGTCGACCGCCATCGCTTGCTGGCGTGTCGCGGCCTGCGCCCGACGCATCCTCGAGGCGAGCTTGCGGGCGTGCTGGGTCTTGTCGGAAAGGTCGATGACCATCACTGCACCTCCACGCTCACGTTGCCGTTCAGGCCGGTCTTCCGCGCGATGATGCGCTTGACGTACTGCCCATCGGGGATCCACCAGTGGCCGCGTACGTCAAGCCTCACGCGGCGGCCGATCGCGACGTGTTCCCAGCCGAGGCCGGCCGCGTCGAGGTTGATGCCGAACGACCACTGCTCGACGAGATCGGCGTAGCGGGCGAACTCCGCGTCGGTCGCCTGCTGCAGCGCGGCCATGCTATGCATGTCGCCGAAGTCTCGGCGGACGTCGGCGATCGGATAGCCCGTGCTGCCGCTGTTGCCGGCGAATGCGAACGGGGTATCGGATCCGGATCCACCGCCAGCGCCGAGCACGCCGGTGAAGATCTGCGTCGCGTCCTCGTCGACCTTGAGGTTGGTGATCGCGGACTTCGCGGCGCCCACGCTGAAATCGGTGATCGCTGTCGTCTGTATGACCGGGGCGATGCGCGGCACGATGCGCAACGCCCCGGAGCTCGTGCGCTCGGGGTTGAAGTCGATCTCGTAGCCGCGCTCCTCGAGCGACTGCAGCAGGTCCTCGATCTGCAGAGTGTCGTACCAGTTCGCATCGACGTCGATGTTGCCGGGACCGTCGGCGAGCACCGACAGGTCGAGCGGGAACTGCCAGGCCGCGTCGCCGTTCATCATCCGTTGCAGGATGAGGCGGAGTGCGGCCGACGGCGACTTGCCCGTCGCCTTGAGGTTGCCGTTGCGTACCTGGTTGACGCCCGCGGTCATCCGCCAGGACGAGGCGATGCGGAACTCGTTCGTGTTCAGGGTGAGGGTCCCGGCCTCGTCGTCGACGATGCCGCGCTTCATGATGAAGCCCGAGTAGAGCACGTTCGATCCGCCGTCGTGGATCATGATCGCGCGAGCTCGTGGTTTGAACAGCTGATCGCGAGCGATCGCCTTCGCCTGTGCGAACGTGCCGCCGAGCCGCTCGTACAGGTCGGCAAGCTTGAACACGAATGCGCAGTCACCGGATCCGACGAGGCGACGGTTCGCGGGTGCCGCGGCCGCCTCGACCGGCAGGATGCTCGCGCCGCTCATGCTGTTGACGACTTCGACGTGCAGCGGCATCCGGGCCTCCTAGACGTATGTATCGGGCACTCGCGCGGTCATCCGAGCAGTGCCGGCGCCGGTTCCTGCGATCGTGTGCGTCCAGTTGGCACCCTTCGGGATCGCCCATGTCTCATACCGAGACACCGCTCCGAACAGCAGCGCCCCGTCGCGACGTAACCATCCCGTCGCGAAGTCGATCTCGTCGGAGTGTCCTGCCGCTGGCCCGCTCGTGACCACGTAGGCGCGACCGCCTGGGCCGGCGATCGTGTATCCGCCGCTCACCGCCGCGCTTCCCGGCACGGTGAACGTCGGCAGGCTCGGGAAGTTTCCTCGGTGCGAGAGGTCCAGAGAGGCCGCCAGAGCGGACGCGGGTGCGTCACCGTACCATCGCGGGTCTGGCGCCCAGAACTGCGCCTGATAGGTCGCCAGGAGGCCGTAGCGGTCGAGCGTGAAGGAAGGCTCGCCGATGCGACCGACCGTGGCCTGAAGATGTCCGATCGCGCGCTGAACAGCCATCGGCGCTGCAGAGCCATCCGCGAGGAGGCTATCGATTTGGCCGATCATCCGTTCCTGGTCTTCGAAGCCGCGCGAGTAGATCTCGCCCGCGAGCGTGATCACCCGTCCCGACAAGAAGCCCGGCGACCAGAACTGACCGTGACCAGTCGGCCGGTCGGTCTGTTCGCGGCGCATCGAGACGCCGCCGAACAGCCGTGTGTCGCTGGTCAGCGTGATCGCCGGGATCGTGTCGGAGTCGGAGCCGTCGAACGCGACGCCGTCGAGCTCGACCTGGATGCCGTCCATCGCGGCCATGTGCACCTCCTACCCGGCGGTCGCGAGCGCGAACTCGGTCTTGTCGCTCACGAGATCCGCGAGCTGCTCGAGGTCGATCTCAGCGGGTGCGTGGATCTCGTTCGTGACGTTCACACCGTCGCCGCGGCCGGCCCCGCCGAGCTCGACGACCGCTGCGCGTACGGCCTCGCGGATGTCGGCCTGGCGGTCGGCGCGGAGCGACGCGAGAGGTTGGACGACCTCGCGGCCGCCCGGGTTGTCGCCGATCATCGCCACCGTGGGCCCGCTCGTGACGCCGCCCTTCGCGAGTTTGGGCATATCGACGTGCGGGATCAGCGACATCTCGACGCCGATCGCGGATCCGATCTTGTTGACGCCCTTGATCATCCCGTTGATGAGGTCGATCGCGCCGTTGATGCCGTTCTCGATCCACGTCATCACGCCGTTCCAGGCATCCTTCACGATGTTCGGGATCGTCTCGCCCCAGAAGGTGGTCCAGGCGTCGACTATCCCTTCCCAGACCCCGTTCCACCATTCGACAAATCCGTCGGTGTTGTCGGTGATCCAGGTTATGAACTTGCCCCAGATGTCGATGATGAACGCGACGACCGCATCCCAGTTCGCGATCAGCAAGATCAGGCCGGCGACGAGGGCGACGATCGCGATGATGATCCATGTGATCGGCGAGGCGAGCATGGCCGCGTTCGCGGCGAGTTGCACCACAGTCCACGCCCCGGTCGCAAACTGCCAGATCGTGTACGCCGCGGCGATCGCGAGCACACCTCCGGCCACGATCGGGAACACCCACTGGTTGTCCGCGAGCCAGCCAATCACGGCTGTCAGCGCGGGCAGCACCGAGTCGATGAGGAAGCCTTGCAGCGCCGTCCATGCCGGGAGGAGCTGCTGACCGAGCTGGGCCTGCTGCTCCTCGAGCGTCGCGGTCATGATCTTCTGCTGGTTCGCGGCACCATCGGAGGTCTTCGCGAAGTCACCCATCGCGGCCGCGCCATCCTTGTGGATGATCGCGAGGGTCGCCGCGGCCTTCTCCTGGGCGGTCAGCTCCTTAGCGCTGTCCTTCCCTGTTGTCGCGAGCGCTTCCTGCTCGACGCGGGCGGCGTTGATGTTCGGGATCAGTGACTGCAGCGAGTCATACTCGCCTCGCATCGCGCCGCTGATCTTGTCGAGCACATCGGCGGTGTCGAGGTTGCGGAACGAGCCGAGGTCGGCCGACATCTGCAGCACGTCCTGGCTCATGTCCGTGGCCTGATCGCCCGCGAAGCCGAGCTGCAGGAACATGTCGCCGAAGCCGGTCGCCGCGTCGAGCGCTGCGGACTGCGAGAGACCGAGATTCTTCGTCGCGTCCTTCGACCACTTCTGCATCGCGCCGGCCTGGTCGCCGAAGATCGCCTCGGCGGCCGACAGCGTCTCGTTCAGATCCGACGCCTTGTCGATCGATCCCGACACGAAGTCGCCCATCGCGGCCGAGGCTGTCTGGAACACATCGGCCGCGAGGTTCCCCGCGAACGAGGTGAAGAAGTCGTCGACCTTGCTCTGCCCCTCTTGGAGCTTCTTGTTGAACTGGTCGACGGCTTGCTGGGCCTTGTCGCTGTCGCCGAGGATCCGGATCAGGAAGTCGCGGGAGTTGCTCGCCATGCCGGGTCCTCTCGATTGTTAGCGCCGCCGCGATGGGCGACGCCCGCCGGCCGTCCTTGCCTGCCGCTTCTTCTGGTCCGCGACGTGCTCGTCGACGGCCGCGGCGAGCGCGAGCCAGTCGCCGTAGGCGACGTCCCAGATACCGGGGGCGGTGTGCCCGGGGAACAGGGTTAGGAAGTTGCCGAGGCGTTTGCGGACTTGGCCCGCGATCCACGGCTCTTTTTCTTCGAGGGGGTGGCCGCCGGCGGGTGCTCGGCGGGTGCGGCGGCCGGACTCGAAGCCGGGGATGCTGGTTCCGAGGCATCGGCCGCCGTGTCGGTGTCGTCGAGGCCGGCAGCGGCGCGATCGCCGGGCTCCTCGACGAACTCGAGGTCTTCCATCGTGAGGGCAGCGGCCTGATCCCAGGTGATGTCGGTGAAGCCGGCGTTGTGGAGGGTGAGCCACGCGGCCATCGGGAACGTGTACATCGTCGTGCTGTAGGTGCGGAACGTCTTGAGGTCCCACCCGGTCTGCATCTGCAGCTCGGCGACGAGGCTCAGAGGCGCGTTCTGCATGTTGATGGCGCGCAGCGGGGCGCTGGTGACGCCGCCGGTGAGCGATTCGGGGAACTTGATCTTCACGGGGTTATCCCTTCGAGAGGCGGGCGACGGCGTCGTCGAGGATCTTCGCGGTCTTGCGCTGCATGTCCTCGACGCCGTCGTAGGCGGGTTTCCAGAAGTACGGCTGGCCCTGCTGGTCCATCCATCCGAGACCGAAGATCGGGTGTCGGAAGCGGGCGGCCTGCCAGGTCTTCGCCATGTTGTAGCCGTCGGCGCGGGGGCCGGTCGTCTTGATCTGGATCGACGAGCGGTTCTTGGTTGATGTGACGGAAGTCTTGAGGCCGGCGCGGATCTTCGACCGGAGGTCGTCGACGCCGCCTTCGTGTTCCTGGCCGGTCTCGTACGTGTTACGGAACGCGAGGTAGGGCGCGCGGCCGTTCTTTGGCGTGATCAGGCGGAGCTTCGACGAGGTCTTCCTGATCGGCCCAGGGAGCGGGCCTTGCAGGATCCGGCGCTGTTCGGCGATGACGTCGGACCCCACGCCGCGGAGCTCGCGGCGCACGTCGGTGGCGAGCTTCGGAGCGATCTCCTTGAGGTCTGCGAACAGGCCGCGGAGGTCGGGCATCTCGAAGTCGAACTCGATGCCGCCGCTCTTGCCGCCGGCCATGTCACATCGCCGTGTCGTCGGAGCGGTACACGAGGTAGATCGGCTCCTGGCCGCCCACCAGGCTCTCGAGGCTCGCGAGGCCGACGAAGTCAGACGAGTGCGTGATGACGTCACCGCCGTTCGATTTCGGCAGGTCGCCCTCGAGCTTGATCTCCGGGACGACGATCTGCACGATCGGGCGCAGGCCCGAGTCGCCGATCGGCGTCGGCCCCTGGAAGGTGAGCACGAGCGCGAGGCCGCGCTGCTCGAGCACGGCCTGCGTGATCTCGGTCGTGTCGTACTCGATCGTCAGGCTGCCGCTGATCTCGGCAAGACCGACCGCGGCGGGCCGCGATCGCTCGCCACCGGATCCGAGGTTGCGGCCGTTGTCGTCGAGGCCCTGATCGATCGAGATCGAGCACTCGCGAATGTTGCCGGCGGGGGTGCCGCCGGTCGCGAGCGTCGTCGTGGTCGGCATCGTGATCGTGCCGCCGAGGACGATCTGCGCGTCGACGAAGCTGAACAGCTCGCACCCTACGGGGTACTTGCCCGCCGACGGTACGTAGGCCGTCGCGGTGTCGACGGCGCGGCCACCGACCCACGACGTCGTCATGGTCAGCACGCCCTCGGACGACATTTCGAACTCGACCGAGCTGACCTGGCAGCCGGGGAACGTGAACGCGTCGACGCCTCCCGGCTCGGTCGCCGATGGCAGGCGCGGGATGCCCTTCTGGATCGTCGCCGACGGCAGGAAGTCATCCTTCGCGAGCGTGAACACGCCCTGGTAGACGCCGCTGTCTGCCTCGACCTCGGCCCAGCCCGACGCGACGCCGAACGCGAGCTCGAATAGCGACGCGAAGCCCTTCGTCTGGACCTCCTGCGAGATGTCGCCGGCGGCGCCCTCGCGCGTCATGATGCGCTTCTGTGAGCGCGCCACGCGAGTGCCCGGGCGGAGGTTCTCGCCCTGGAAGTAGGCGCGGTCCAGATCGAGGGTTTCCGAGGTGAACTCGAGGAACCGCTCGACCGTGACGGGCGTGCCGTAGGTGGTTTCTTTCTTGAACGCGATCGAGCAGTCGGCCTGCGTGACCATGTGGTGCCTCCTGTGCTGGTCCCGGTCAGACCGGGCGGGTGATCATGGCGCGAGCGGTGAACGTGACGGACAGGGCGCAGATGCGGCCCCATCCTGCTTCAGACTCGGCGGTGATGCCATCGGACGCGACGTCGTCGGCGTAGCACCAGAGCACGGTGCCGTCGAGGGTCGCATCGGTCCGGATGACGGTGTCGATGATGTCGAGGATCTTGTACGCCCGGTCATGCACTTCGCCCTCGTCGGCGGTGACCCGGAACGTGGTGATCGCGACGTCCTGGCGGATGTCGACGTGCTGACGGCGCTGCATGCCGATCGTGCCGTCCGTCGGCGTCTCACGGACCGCGGTGACCGCGACGGCGTCGAACCACTGCGCGGGCCAGATGTAGCCCATGCTGACGTCGACCTCGTCTTCGCCCGCTTCGGCGAGCGCGGTCCGGGCGACGTCGTAGATCTTCTTCTTCACGGCGTCGACGGCCTGGCCGACGGAGGTGTACCAGCCGCCGTTCATGCGAACCCTCCGGGGCGCACATAATCGGCGATCAGCTCGGACACGGCACGCGGCAGAGCGAAGCCCTGCTGCACGTCGATGTCCTTGTCGGGGCCGCCGGTGAATCCGGAGCCGCGGGGGCCGACGAGTTCTTGCTTCGCGAGGTGTGCGGCGAGGCGGCGCGACGCGAGCTTGATCTCGGGCGGGCAGGTCGTCGTGGGGCGCGCGACCGCGGTCACGACGACGGTGCCGGGCGGGAAGTGCCCGTAGACGACGCCGGGGTCGAGGTCGACCGCGGCCACGACGACGGGCGACCCGTTCACCGTGACCGTCGGGAAGTCACCGATAGGCCACGGCAGGTCGAGCGCACCCACGGCCTGGTGCAGCGCCACGGTGAAGGTGAGCGGCTGGCCGTGCCAGGGCCCCACTTTCTCTTCGATCTTCGATACCGCGACGGCCGCGAAGTCTTCGAGCTCGTCTGCGCGATCCGCGGCCCACCGGAGCGAGGTCGCGACTTCGGCTCCTGTGGTGGGCCACTGGATCGTCATCGTCACTCCTTCGTACCCTTGCTGGCCTTGTCGTCGTCCTTCTCGTCCGACTTGCCGTCGTCCTTCGAAGCCGACGCCTGCGCGGCGATGTCGCGGGCATTGCGGCGCCCGGTCTGCACGGTGGCGGTCTCGGCGTTCGCGGAAGCGATCGCGGCCTCGACGACGTTCGCGTCAGGGATCGCGCGCACCTGTTTCGCCTTGAGCATGCCCACGGCGACGTGGTCGGGGAGGTCGATCTCTTCGCCGACCGCCGGCCACTCGCTGCCGTTGTAGAGGCCCGTGGGACGGACCCGGATGATGACCTTCATGCTGCTCTCCTCGAGATGGTGAGCGGCGGGCGCCCGACCTGGGCGCCCGCCTCTCGGGGTTACGCCCCGCCGCCGGCGGCGGGAGTGGCGAGGTGCTTGACCGCGTTGGGGTCCAGCGCGACGGCGCCGCGGCGGACGAGTGCCCGGAACACGGTCTGGTCGTTGCCGAAGCCCGCCTCGGCCGAGCGCTCGAAGCGCAGGCCGCCAGCGATGCGGACGACGAGAGCCGTCCAGTCGCCGAAGAAGATCGGCTTCTTCGACGCGCCGAAGGCATCGAAGCCGGGGGCGATGAACACGGGCTTGCCGAGGATGGTGTCCGGGTTGCCCGCGACCAGGGCCGGCTGCCACACGGGCACACCGTCGGTGGTCTTGAGCTTGCGGATCACGGCGGCCGCCGAGTCGGCGACGCCCCACGCGGCCTTGCTCGAGGCGCGGTACGGGCCGATGACCGAGTGGAACAGGTCCACGAGGAGATCGGAGCCCTGTCCCTCGACCGACTGCGAGCCGAGGCCCGTGGTGACGCCCGCCGGGGCGGTGACGCCCGCGGTCGTGAAGCCCGCGATCGCGGCGGCGACCGCGGCCGCGGCGACGACGTTGCCGAGCTGGCGGCCCGCGTTGCGTGCCACGTAGCCCTCGACGTCGAACGTCGCGTCCTGGATCAGCTCGTTCGGCACGGCCGTCTTGTAGCCGCGCTTCGCGACGGCCAGGTCGACGGTGTCGAGAGTCGAGTCGCTGTCGGGGATCGCCCCATTCGCCGCGATGTCGTCTTCGTCGGCTTCCGAGTGCACCGTCGCGCGGGGCATCGGGATGGTGTTGCCGTCGGCGGTCGTCATCAGCTCCGCGTACGCGAGGATCTCCGACGCCTCGATGGCGTACTCCCACAGCTGGCCGGCAACGCCGGCCTTGCTGACGCCGCCCGTCGCGGACATCGCCCGCGACTCGATCGGCATGTCGTACGACTCACCGGCTCGCGCCTCGCGGATCCACTTCGCGAACTCGCCGTTGCTCTGCGGCTCGCGTTCTTCGGGGTTGTCGCGGCGGAACGAGTCTGTGATGTCCTTCGCTCGCTGCTCGTCTTCGACGGCCTTCTTCAGGCGTGCCTCGACGTCCTTGCGGGCTTCCTCGAAGTCGTCGAGCTTCTTGCGCTCGTCGGCGCTGAGGACGCTCCGGCCTTCCTGCGTTGCGTCGTTGATGACGCGGACGGTCTGCTCGGCGAGGCTGTCGCGCAGCTCCTCGAGGCTCTTGGTGTACATGCTCATGGTCGGACCCCTTCCAGGTCTCGTTGCGTTGTTGTGAGGCCCGGTGGGTGTCGCCCTGCCGGAGGTTCAGATCGGCCATCACAGCGGGTGGGTGTCGCCCTGCCGTGCTGTGACGGGTGGATGGTCAGCGGAGGTAGGTGCCGATCGCACCGCGCAGCGGCGTGACCGGTGCGGCCTGGTCGGTACGGCGGAAGAACTTCACGAGCTCACCCGCCGCGGCGAGCGCGCGCACCTCGTCGAGGGGCGCATCGAACTTGCGGGCGAGGGACTCGAGACCGGCGTCGGGGCCGGCGAGGGCGCCCGCGATGATGCGCGGGGCGGTGAGTCCGCGGGCTCCGACGGTGGTGTCGTCGTAGGCCGGCGTGTTGACCGGTGCGACGTCGACGAGGCCGCCGCGAAGCAGGGTGCGCTGCGGGAAGCCGGTGTCGGTCTGTGACCAGTCGTCTTCGAAGGTGACGAACGCGAACGAGGACTTCTCGACGTCGCCGCGTTGCACGAGCTCGTAGACGTCGGCGCGGGCGTTCGGCAGGTCGACGTCGTAGGTGAGGCCGATCTCGTCGATGCCGAGGCGGAGCGTGTTCGCTCGGGTCGTGCCGAGCAGCTGGTTGTCGTCATGGTTGTATCGGGCCATGACGCCGGGCCAGCCGTCGCCGCGGGACTTGTTGAAGAAGGCTCGGTCGATCTGCTCGACGAAGCCGCCGAGGTTCTTGCTGGGGCGGTCGAACTTCGCGGCGTATCCGCCGATCGTGCGTGTGTCGGCGGCGGCCGCCCGGACCTCGACCCGGGAAGACGTGAACCGACGCTCAGGGCTGTCCATGCGTGTCTCCGTTCTGGTTGTTGGGCACGCCCGGGGGCGTGAAGGTCCCGTTGAGTTCGGCGCCGACGCGGTTCGCGATGGCGCGTGCTTCGTCGGCGGTGATCATCTTGTCGACGCCGAGGTAGATCTTCTGGATCGTCTCGGCGGCATCGCGTGCGGTCGGTGCCAGGTCGCCCTCGGGTGAGGGCCGTTCTGCGGGTCGTGGCACGTTGTGGAAGTCGCCGCCGTCGACGGGCTTCTTGTCTTCGAGCTCGCGGGCCTCGTTGACGCTCATGCGCCCGTCGGCGATCTTCGAGCCGATGATCTCCGTGCTCGTCTTCGAGTCGACGCGGATCGTCGATTCGATGTCGAAGCGCATGAACTGCCCGGGCGGTAGCCAGCGGGATACGGCGGACTCGATGCGGCGCAGGTACGGGCGCATATTGTGCGCCCGGTTCAGGGCTCGAGACTCGTCGTTCGTGTAGGTCAGCGACTCGGACGCGCTGCCGCCGATCTCGCGCGGGTCGATTCCGTAGATCGCCGCGATCTGGTTCGCCGAGAGCTTGAGCGTCTCGACGAACTGGGCTTGGTTCGGCGGGATCGCCATCAGGGTGAGATCCCAGTCCTTGCCGGTGACGAACGGCTTGCCTGTCGCGAACGAGCGTGTGGCCCGCTCGCGGGCGTGCGTGGCCGCCTGGTCGTCGAGCACCTGTGCGACGTTCTTGAGGTGCGCGGGCGGGAGGCCGCCGCCGCGGGCGACGTCGGCGTATTCCTGGGCGGAGAGGCCGGCGCGGATGATCGCGGCGAAGTGCTCGATCGGTGACAAGCCGAGGCGCCGCCCGTTGGGAACGATCCACGGTACGTGTGCGACGAGCCGGTTCGGCATGCTGCCGCCATCGAGCCACCAGCGGTCATCGCCCTGGTCGCTGGTGCCGAGGTCGCTGAACGACCAGTCCTTCGCCCAGCTGATCATCGTCGGTCTGCCCCACGAGTCGACCGACTCGGCACGGCCGACGGCGTTACCGCGGGAGACGATGCCGTAGAGCATCTGACCGATCCAGTTACCGAGGCCCATCTCGGCGTCGACGCGGTTCGCGAGCTCCGGCCACTGGATCCGCTCGCGGGTCCGGCCGGTGCCGCGCTGGTAGAACACGACGGGCATCGTCGAGCCGTAGTCGATGATCGACCGGTACGCGCCGAAGACGGGCGCGAGATGGGTCGCCTCGCCGGTTGAAACACTCCGCCCGGGCGAGAACACGTCACCCGCGCCCGAGGCCGTCACAGCGGCGCTGCGCCGCTCTCCGAAGAACAGGCCCATCAGCGCTCCTTCCGCTTCCACGGCAGCGGTGCACCAGCGAGCACCCACGACACGATGAGCAGGCCGAGGCCCGCTACCCAGCCCGCACGGGCGAGCTGCCACGCTTCGACGCCGTACGCGAACAGCGCGGCGCTGATGACAAGTACGAGAGCGGCGACGAGGTCGATCCAGGTCGTGATTGTGTCGCGCATGCTGGCCTCCTCAGAGCAGAGATTCGTTCGGGTCGTAGTCCGCCGGTCGGCGCGTCAGATAGCCGTGGCGGGCCAGGGCGGCGGCGTAGAGCGCCGTAATGTCTTCGAGCGACTTACCCCGTCCGAAGCGGCGTGAATCGCCGCTGGTGACCCACACGGCCGCCTTCGCGGCATCCAGCAGCTCGGCGTCGCCACCGTGACGGACATTCGTCTGCACGACGTCGTCGTAGAGGCCACCGCACGCCGCATTGACCTCCCGCATCGGCAAGAGCACGACTTCGAAGCCCGCCTCCTCGAGGTCGGTCTGCAACGTGTTCGCCGGTCCGGCGCCGTCGATAATGACGAGATCACCGCCGAACGCCTCGCGAAGCGCCTGCATCGCGGCGACGATCCACGCCGTGCCACCCTCCTGCCGGGCGACCTCGAGCCACGCCCTCGCGCCCGGTGTCGCTCCGGCGAGCGCGATCGTCGCGAGAGATCGGTCGGGCGAGACGTCGAGGCCGTAGACGGGTGTCCCGGTCCAGTCGACGGCCTCGTCGTCGGTCTCTTGCGTGTCGAGCCACGACTGCTGCGGGATGATCCACTCGAGGCGCTTCGCCTGCGGCCACCAACCGAGGTACGCACGGTCAAACTCCTCCGGGTCGGACTCGAATCCTTCGAGCGCACCCTGCACGTCGGCCTCGGTGATGAGCCCGCCGTGGAGACCCGGGTGATACGTCCACCATGTGCGCGGGTCGGCGCGGTCGACGTCGGCCGGGGCCGCGAACTCGACATACATCGTTCGCGACTGGGTCGGCCCGAGATAGCCGTGCTGTGCAATCAGCGACGTCATGCGTGCGTGCGCTGCGGTTCGCTTCGCGGCGAGGTATAGCGACGCGGTGTCACCAGCTGCGGAAGCGATGAGCAGGCGCCCCTTGCGCGTCTGCAGCGCCGGTCGCATGGCCTGCTCAACACGCGCATCCTCGTGCGCGAACGCCTCGTCGATCGCGCCCTTATCGAGCGGCGGGCCGTGCCCTGAATCGGGCTTGACCGAGTCGGTCTCCCAGCGCGTCCCCGAGATGAAACGGATGTGTTGCGATCCAGTTCCCGCCCACCAGCCCGGCGTCCCGCGCTTCCTACTGCCGACGCGGTGGTCGAGCAACTGGTTCAGTGCGGAGTCGCGAATCGGGCGATAGAAATCGAACTCGAGGCGTTTCAGCCCCATGAGCTGGTTCTGAGCCGTGTACCGGACGAGCCCATTCTTCGTGAACAGGCTCGTCTCCGTGAGGTCGGCGCGGACGAAGGTCGTCTTACCGATCTGGCGCAGACCGATCAGCTCGAGAGTGTTGTACCAGTAGCCGCCCGTCGCCGGGTCGATCTCTCCCCACACCTCAGCCAGATCCCTCTGCCACGGGATGAACGGCGTACCGAGCGCCTTCGCGACGTTGACCAGGCGGCGAGCGCGGGTCTCGCGGTTGGGGTTGCGGGGCGTGTGGAAGAGGGGGACGAGATCCGGCTTAGTCGCCATCGCCCGCGAGCGCGCCGAGGAGCGCCTCGGCGCCGCCTGCAATCGTGCCGTCGGTCGCGCCGACGGAGCGGAGGAGCTTCATCCACTCTTGCGTGCGGAGCTGCATCGGTGAGAGCAGGTCGAGTCGGTCGGCAGTCGGGGCCTGGTCGATGACTCGGGCGTTGAGGCGGAGGATCGCGGACGCGGTGCGCTTCCACGGCGGTTCGCCGACGAGCTCGTCGAGGTCTTCGGCTACGGCCTGCTCGATGAGCCCGGGCTCGGCGTTCATGTCGATCGTCGGGACGGGGGCGTCGGGGTCGATCTTCGCGGCGAGTGCGACGACGGTCTCGCGTTCGGTCTCGACGGCTGCGGCGCGGGCGCGGTGGTCGCGGACGCGGTTGCGGTTCGCGGCCCGGCAGGGCTCGCACTTGCAGCCACGGCGGTAGCGGGCGAGGGTGCCGTGTTCGAGCGTGTCGATCGGAGTGCGGGGACGAGCCACGGTGCGCTCCTTCGATCGAGGGCACTCCCGTGCCCGGTTACTCGGGGAATCTGGTGCGCGTAAAAAAACTTACATGCGCGGGTCTTGTCGCAAGCGTGTGTTCAAAAACTCGCGACGACCTGGGATTGTCTCTGATCACCGGTCGGCTTCGAAGACTTCGGAGGAGCGCTTCGCACGCCGCGGACCGCCGATCGCGGCCTTCGCTCGGCCGCGCCTGATGGTGCGGCGGACCCTGCCCTCGCGCTCTTCTCGGCGGAGCCGGTTGGACTTGCGCACGTTGCAGCCGAGGTGTGCCGGTCTAAGGTTCGCGGGGTCGTAGGGTGCGCCGCCGTACTGCAGCTCGATGATGTGGTCGAGGCTCGGGCCGAGCGGGTGCCGGGGGCGGAGGCCGAACAGGATCTCGCGTGATGGGGCCGCGCACTCTTCGATCTCGCAGATCGCACCGGGCCGGACGAGATGCTTCACGAGCTGTCGCCAGCGGTGGGTGTTGTACACGTCGGCGCCCATGCGGCCGTCTCCTCGCGGGCATGCGAAAGCCCGGGCGACGGATCGTGCACCCGGGCTTCGCGACATGCGGTCGATATTCATACTGGGGGGTGAAGGTACTCACGTGTCAACATCTGGGCCGTTCAGCGTGTCGTCACGCGATCGCATGCGATACCGGTGTGCCGGCCAGGCGTTGAGGCGGCGACGGTACTCGGCGAGCAGTACCCGCTCGTCGACGGTGCGGCGACCCCGCTCGTCGACGCCCATCGGCATACCATCGTGTCGCCATTGCTTGATCTGCCGCACGCTCCGGTGGACGCGCTTCGCGGCCTGCCGGTACGTCAGCTGTCGGGGCGCGTCCACAGTTCCTCCATGTACTCCTGCCCGCACTCGGTACACGTCGCATAGCCACGAGCTACCGTCCGCGTCACCAGCACCGCCCATTCGCACACCACAGCCACCTCACCGCACGTCGTGCAGCGCCGCCTGCGAGCGCGCTTTGCCTCTGGGGCGTATCGGGCTCGGAGGCGGCGGAGGGTCGTGAAGAGCGTTTCGCAGGCGTCGCGGAGTGCCGGGCGGTCGGCGATCTGTTCGGCGCGGTCGAGGATGGCGTTGGTGATCTCGTAGCCGCGGAGGCGTGCCTCGGTGGCGGTGAGGTTCGGGGACATCTCGCCGCGGGCGGTGGTCTCGGCGCGGTCGGCCCTGGTGGCGATGCGGGCGACGAGTTCGGCGCCGTACCGGTCGGCCTGCTCGCCCTCGAACCAGCGGTCGATGATGTCGAGTAGTTCGCCGAGCTCACGCCAGAGCAGGTCGCCGTCGTCGGTCGCTTCGACGCGGAGCGGGGCCGGGGATCCGTTCGCTCCGGATCCGGAGACGCGTTCAGCGCCCATCTGCGCGGCGGCGGACGGGATCCGGGCGGCTCGCATCGCCTCGAGGAGGCCCGGCACGAGGTCGAGGTGCCAGCGCAGGCTCTCGACCCATCGAGACCACTCCTCGGGCATGGGCTTGGTGTCGTCATGCATCACGGGCTCCTTCGGGCCGGGGTCAGTACGGGCAGTCGTCGACGGTGATGTCGAGGGCATCCGAGTCGCGGAAGCGCGGCCGGCTGCGGTTCGGGCGTTGCCATGACGGCGGGGCCGGCGCTTCGTGCTGCGGGAGGTCGGCCCACTGGGGATTCATCCGGTTGAGCTCGTAGTGCCGGTTGGCGAGAGTCATGTCCTTGCACGCGACGCACGGGACCCCGCCGGATCCGAGAGGCATGTGGTCGGGACAGAACGGCGGGGGCGGCGGGCCAGGGGCCTGGCGGCTCGGCTCGGCTCTCTCCTCGCGCGCGCTCTCGCTCTCCCTCTCGCGCTCTCTCCCTACCGGTGCTATGCGTTCGCTGGGAGCCTCCTGATAGGGCGCGGTCGGGCCGGTCGATGACGGCTCGTCCGGGGCCTCGTCCAGGTCGTTCGGCGTCGGCGGGCGTCGGGCGATCCTGACGCGTTCGCGGCCGTCGTGGCCTGCGCTCGTGACGATCAGGCCGCGCTCCTCGAGCATCAGCACGCCCAGCACGATGTCGTCGTCCGTCACGTCGAGCCCGAACGTGACGAGCAGCGCCGCGCGGATCCTCCCGCGGTTCATCCGCACCGGCTCCGGGCCGGGCGGGCGCGAGCTCAGCAGGATCCACAGCAGGCGCGCCGACGTCGGCAGATCGGTCATCGAGTCGCTCGTCAGCTCGGCGAGCAAGCGCGGCAGGCGTGGGGCCGTGTCCATAGCGGCGGATCCCTTCTGGATCGTGGAGGAGATGATCGATGACGGTCTCGACGAGCTCGGGCGGGACATCGAAGCACTCTTCGTAGCCGACGCCGCGCTTGAGCACGGCTCTCGCTTCGTCCTTCGTCGCGAACGACCGCTCGTAGTTCTCCATCAGCCACGCAAGAGCGCCTGACTCCCACGACGCCGGGGCGCCATCGATCATGAAGCGACGCTGCGCCCCGCGCTCGAGGTGCTCGACGAGGCGGCGCTCCTTCCACATCCGCCCCACCTTCAGCACGCCGTGCTCCGGGAAGTAGACGATGTAGAAGCGCGCGAGGGCAGGGATGACGACCCGACCCGTCTCCGGGTCGAGCCGACGCCCCTTCACGCTCCATCGCCGCGGATCCCGAACGTGCCGGGGATGCGGCGAGCGCGCACCGTATGGCGTGCGGCGCTCTCGCGAGGCTGTGATAGTCATCGAAGTATGTTTCTTGAGGAGGCCGCGGCCGCTGCGCACGGCATGGATGCAGGTACTGCAGCGCTGTTGGGCGCGGCAATCGCAGGTATGACGACGCTGTTGGCCGGTGTGCTCACACCGGTATTGCTCGAGCGCCGACGTGCGAATGTGGAATCTCGCCGCGAGCGCCGCGACGCGCTTGTTGGCGCTTTTGAGGCGTTGAGTGCGTTCTTGCGCTCGAGGCTTGATGGCAGGGAAGATGTGCTCGCTCGAAGGATGGCGGCGGTGCTGTCGGTCCAGGCGCTCATGCTGCTGACGGACGGTCGGGAGCGTGCCGAGGTCGAGAGCATCTTGAACTTTGTGGTCTCGGCTATCAGCCGGGCGAAGGTCCTTCCCGAGGCGACCGTCGGGCTGGATGCAGCGACGTGGATCTTGTCGAGATGGCATCGTGGCGAGCTGCGCGGCAAGCGGATCGGCAATGCGTACACCGAGGAGCTCGAGCGGCGCCTTCGCGAATACAACGACGACTCGAGCGAGTAGTTCCTCGTCATCGGAGGAGGCACCCCCGATGTGGCGTGACGTGCACACCGTGCTCGGCACAGCAGCAGGTCTCGTGGTCGTGTTCGTCGTCGACGACCTCAAGGTAGACGCCGACGAGCACTGTGAGCTCGGCCGCGGCCGCGATGTCGCCAGCTCGGAGGTGTGCGATCGCGTCGTCGATGATCGGGCCCTTCGCTTCAGGGTCGATGAGGTCGGCTCGCACGGCCCCGTCGAGGTACGTCCAGACGCTTCGCGGGCCGCGGGTGAACTCGAACGGGTCGCCGTCGTCACCGATGTTCGAGAGGTCGCGCATGCGGATCTTCATCAGTCGGTCTCCTCGTCCTCGTCGTCGCGGCTTCCGACGGGCTGGATCACCGCGGTCGAGCGGAGCGTGCCGCCCTCCCAGAAGTCGAGGATCGCGGGGCCGGGTGCACCGTCGGCGCGGCGGTGATACTCGATCGCGGGCGTCGGTGTCGTCGGCGTCTGCAGCTTGCCGGCGTCGGCGAGGAACAGCAGCGGGATCGGCACCGACGGCCCGCCCGGGAGGTTGCGGGCGGATCGGATCGTGCGCTCGAGCGGCGGATACGTGTCGGGCACCAGGGGCGCATCGAAGCGGGCCGACGGGGCGGACTCGTCTTCCCACTCGCGGAAGATGACCGACACCCATCCCGCTTTGCGGCCCTTCTCGTCCGGGAGGACGTGCTGGGTGATCTGCAGGATCGCGACCGGGTCGTAGAGCGCGTCATTCTTCGGCTTGAAGATGCGGGCGTTCTTCGCCGCCCACGCGAGCGCCGTGCGCGGCACGACGACATCGATCTCGGCGACGTCGTCGTGCAGCGTGATGTGCATCTGGTGGATCCGGAAGCGGTCCGTCGCCTCGACGACCGCGGTCATGCCCTCGGCGACGAGGTGAGCGTGGTACAGCACGCCGTCGGCCTCGGCGCGAGCTGCCGCGACGAGCATGCCCTTCGCCAGCCAATCCATCTCCGGTGTCGACATCGCGAGCTCGTGCGTGCGGGTGATGTCACGGGCATCGATCACGGCCGACATCAGCACACCTCGCATTCGCACGCGCCGACCTCGTCGGTCGCGCGATCCAGCGCGGTGCCATCACAGTTGCCGTGTTTGCCCTGCACGCATTCCGGGCACACCGCCGGCCGTGGCGGCTCCACCATCACCGACTCAAAGCACCAGCCCTCCGCCAGGTGCGTCCGAAGCACACCCTCGACGGGGCCCCGATAGGTGTTTCCGCTCTCCGGGGCGCGGAGCTTAAGAACAATCGTCCCAGGCGCATATCGGATTTGCTCACCGCGCACGGCGCCCTCGTCGTAGATCGGCTCTGCGGCGAGCGTAGTCACGTCGGTTTCGGCCGACTTGTGGAGGGCCGCGGAGACGCGGGCCATGCGCTCGAGCTCGGCGAGGCGGGCCCGCGTCTTGGTGAGTGCCTCGTCGAGCTGGTGGATGATCGTGCGGGCGTAGCCGGCGGGGATCTCTTCGAAGTACTCGGCGACGTCGTTCTGAAGCGTGTCCATCTGTAGGTCGCCCCACTCGGGGCGGTCGTCGTCGTGCGACATCAGCGGGTCTCCTTCGCGGGGATCTTGTCAAGCGTTGTGGTCCACCAGGAGGGCCCGTTGTGGACGTTCATCGATTCGAGCTCGACGAGCCCGGTCTTTTCGTCGAGGATGCGGATCACCCATCGGGTGCCGGTTGCGCGGTCTTCGACGAGGTCGCCGATCTGCCAGCGCGGGGCGATCTGGCGGGGCTTGGGGCGGTCGATGATGGATCCGCCGTTCACGCTGAGGAGGCTCACTTCGCGTCCCTCTCTTCGGCGTGCGCGGCTTCGGTTTCGATGCGAGCGTCGGCGGCCTCGACGATGGCGCGTTCAACATCGGCGAGCGTGTATCCCCAGTCGTGGAGCGTGCGCAGGTACTTCGCGGCTCGGCGATCGCGTCCGAAGTCGTCGCCCTTTTCGTTGCCGACGACGAGCTCGGTGCGAGCGATCGCCGCGGCGAGCGCGACGCGAGTTGCTCGGTCGGTTTTGATCAGACGAGCGGCGTGCAGGCGGTCGGGGTAGACGTGCTCGGCGAGTTCCGCGTCATACTCCCATCCGCTGGCGACGTCGAACGGATGGCCGAGCAGCTCAAACGCGAGCCGGTCAGCGCCGCCGCGGCTATCGCGCAGATGTCCCGGCGCGGCGAGGAGGGCGCCCGCGATCCAGGCGAGGTGTGATTCGGTGAATCGAGTGGCTCGACCAAGGAGTACGGTGCTGATCCACTCGCGGCGCAGGGTCGTTGCGGCTTGGAAGTCCTTCTTGGCCTGCCTCTTCACGCGGCGTTCCTCGCGCTGCGCTTCCTTCTCCTCGTCGGTGAGTGCTGGTTTCGCGATGCTGTATGAGTAGCGCCCGGTGAGTCCTTGCGCCGACCAGTTGTCGATGTACCATTCGATGCCGAAGCCACGGTCGGCATCGCCGCGGTTGCCCGGTCGGATGTGACCGTAGACGTGTTCGGGATCGAGGCTCGCAAGGTCGTCCTCGTGGAGCGGCGCGCGGTCTGGGTCATCTTTACGTGCCAGGTGCGAGAGATATTCAGCGCGCTGCGGGCGGTCGGCGTATTCGCGGAAGACTTTGAAGCCGGCGGCGGTGATCTCCGCGGCGAGACGGTCGATCACGGCCTGGTCGAGACGGTCCTCGCGGATCCGTGCGGCGGCGTGCTCGAGCTGTTCCGGGTCCTTGGCCGCCTGCTGCTCGAGTTGGGTGCGAGCCTCGGCATCGTCGTCGAACTCTGCGATGAGCGCGGCCTGGTCGAGTGTCAGCGAGTGCGCCTCGGCATTCGCGAGAGCGGCAGGTGATGCGGCGACTTTGAGAGCAGTCTGCACACGACCCTTTGCCGAGTTGGTCTTGCGAGCGATGCGCTCCTCCGTGAGGCCGAACAGGGCAAGCTGCCGATACGCCGCCGCGCTGTCGGCCGTCGAGAGCTCGAGGCGCTGTTCGTTCTCGGCGAGCTGCGCGACCATGCGGCGTTCATCGGCCGCGTCGCCCTCGGCGGTGTCGCGGGGCTTGACGAGTACGGTCACGACCGGCCAGCCGATCTCGAGCGCGGCCGACGTGCGGCGCTGGCCCATCGTGATGTGCACGGTGCCGTCCTCGTCGCGCCAGCCGACGGGCGGCTGATGGATGCCGTACTGGCGGATGTTCGACACGAAGGACTTGTCGAGACCGATGTCCTTGCGAACGTTGGGGTCGATCGCGAGCTTCTCGCGCGGGACAGCGACGAGCTCACCGATTGGGGCGGTCGTCGGGTCATAGGTGGTAGCCATGAGGGCCTCTCAGGAGTTCAGGTTGTTAGACAGGTGGGCGGGGCGGTCTGGGTGCGTGACGATGATGGGGCGGTCATTCGGCCGACCTCCGCACCGGATTGGCGCGATCGAAGTTGTTGTCTGCGGCCTCCCAATCCATCGGGAGCGGCCAGCCCTGACGGCGGGCATACTCCCGGGAGCGCGACGCCGCGATGCGGTCACGATGAGTGGACTCCGGCGGGCGGCGCATCGACCATTCGTCGTACAGAGCCGCGATCGCCCGAGCATGCTTCGCCGTGATCTTCGGCCGGCCCTTGCGAGTACGGACCGCTCGATCGACACCGCGCACGAGAGTGAAGTTCCCCCGCGTCACGCCGAGCGCCGAAGCGATCTTCGACTGCGACCAACCGACCGCAACGAGGGCCTTCACTCGCCGGGCATAGGGCAACGCCGGCACTCGTTGACCATCCGCGACGACGTCGAGCCGTGGCCGCACGGCGAGGATCTTCTCCGCCGTCTCACGCTTCACGCGCTTCTGCATCTCGCCGTACCGCGGTCCCGGGTCCTGCCGGCCCCAAATGATCGTGCGAACCGGCGTCGACGACTTGAAGCCCGCGAGCTCGGCGACACGCTTGTAGCCGATGCCGTACTCGCCGAGCATGAGGACGTGCTCACGGACCGGCGCGACGTCGACGAGGCCGTTGTCGTACCTGCCGTACGCCTGATCCTTCTTCCGACGCACGTCTGTGTCGTGTCGGTGTTCGACGCAGGCGTCGCACCTGCACTGGTGCAGGTTGTAGCAGACGAGGGACCCGGCGTGCTTGTGGCCATCGGGGCAGATCGTGGGGTTCGGGTCGCGGCGTTGCTTGGCGTGCGCGCCGAGCGTTCCCGCCTTCCAGGCCTGTTGGTAGTGGGCCCGGCAAAGCCGACGCGCTACAGGCTTCTTCGGGCAGCCGCGCACCGTGCAGACCTGTGGACGGCCGGTCATCGCGACGGTCCCTCGCCGGGCGTGCAGTACATCTCGTGGCGAGCGCGGATCATCTTCGCGAGCTCGACGAGCAGCACCCGCACCTCGGCGTCGGAACGCTGGCCCTCAATCCACGGTGTCATCAGAGCGAAAGCATCAGGCTTACGTTCGCTCGCGAGCGCGGCGGTGATCTGCTCGGCCGCGACAACACCCGGCGCCGCGTCTTCGGGCCACGACGGGCGGAACTCGACACCGGCGAGGGACTTCTTCCACGGCCACCACGACCGGCGTTCGAGCCACGACCGCTCCGCCTCGAGATCAGCCTCGGCGGCGGTGCGGGTCGCGAGTGCCGCGCCTTCGGCGAGCATCGCGATGACCTCCGCGCGCTCGTCCCTGCAGTCGGGCGCGAGCTGGTCGATGATGCTCTCGCGCACGCTGTCGGACGCGTGCACGAGGATCGGTGCGAGCGTGACGACACGCACGTGATAGATGAAGTGCTTCGGGATCATGGGGTCTTCTCCTTGGTTCGTGCCGGGGCGTCATCGGAAGTGGCCGGCTGGTCGTCGTTGTCGATGTCCTCCCACGCGAGGGGCGGCACCCATCCCTCGCGGGCCGCCATCGCGAGAGCGCCGTCGCGCACGCGGCGCTCCATCGGCGTCGACGCGGGCGGGAGCGTCATCGAAAGCTGTTCGTAGAGGTCGGTGATCTGTTCGGCGGTCTCGACACGAGTGCGTGACGCACGGGCGAGCACCGACAGGTGCTGGCCGGTGACGCCGCATCGGCGGCCGAGTTCGGCCAGCGGCCAGCCGATCGCGACGAGCGCCTGCACCCGGCGGCGGGTTCCCTTTGCCGAGATCGTCGAGACCGGGTCGAGGTCCTTCACATCAGGCAGGTACTCGAGCACACGACGGGCCTTGTCGGCGGCAATCCACTTTTGCGGCTTCGGCGCATATAGCACCGTGTGAAGACTGACGCCCGTGCCGCGCTCGATCGCCTTGCGAGGCACGCCGGCATCGATCAGCTCACGCACGCGCTCGCGCACCGGCTCAACCCGCACCCGCTTCTCGTGCACGCCATACCCGATGCGTCGATAGCGGCGACGCTCACGAGCCGCGATGCCCCGCCTGCAGTCCGCGCACCCGCACCTGTGGGTGATGTAGCACGTCGTCGTCGCGGCGTGCGCGTGCTCGGGCGGGCAGACAGCCCGCGGCCGCGGCGAGGCGGTCACCGTCTGTTCCCGTCGACGGTGTCGAACAGCGGCAGCACATGGTCATGCACGGG